CTCCTATGGTGCCAGTGACACGTGTTGGGGACAATGCTGTGCATGTTATGATAACAGAGGACACAAGATTGTTGGACACGGTTCCTGTCGCTGGTTGAGTTACAGTGGCAACGGTTCGGTCGCCAAACCCAGAGGCAACTGCCGCATTGAGCCAGGTGATGCCTGCCAAATTGGTAGCTACGTTGGTGCCATTGCGCCAACTAAGGGTTACTAGGTACGTTTGTTGAGGTTGAGCGTCAAAACTCATGGTGGTGCCCGTCATAATTAAGTTCATGTTGCCCCGAATATAAACACCGATCGTACCAAAGGGGTTAACACCAGCAGTCGTGTTGCGGTAAGCATGCGCCGATTCAACAACGCCGCCAATGTCACTTGGTAGAGTGGGTTTAAGGAATTCTACACAGTAGCTGACCCAAAGTTCGCCCAACACTTGCGTCGGGTTGCTTTGAGTTGCAAACTGGAAGTTTCCAAGATCATATGCCTTAAGGTCTTGTGGGGTGGCAACTCCCCCTGAACGAACATATTGGATGGTGAAAGGGTTTTCTCCAGGGTTACATTCGATCGCGTGGATGAGAGAGTTGGTTGGTTTCACTGAAACCGCAAATTCCGTATTTTCCATTGCTTGTTTGGTTGTGTAGATTGATGCGTCTGCGTTGTAGTTAGTCGCCATGATGACAACTCCGGGAGCCCCACCCACGACAAAGTCGGTGATGAGGGGTCTAAATTCAAAGATGATCCCGTGGAACTTGTATTCTTGGTAATTTTGGGCTACTGTTGAAAGCCATGGGAATGTTTGTGACAGTCCTGGATTCAAGGGGTAGCTAACGTTACTGAAACCTGCAGTTCCTTGGATATCACCCAGATACTCGCGATGACACACAATATTAGAAGCATGGGTCGTAGAAAATTTGGGAATTTGTTTTGAGCTAGCAAGAACATTGTAGCCAGGTTGTTGGCCAACCATTTGATAGTCACCAGAACCGAAGATCGAACCGATCCCTGTTCCGAGCCAACGTCCAATGCCACGTGCTCCTGTGAAGCCGGTGTACTTAGATACGGCGTTGCCGACAATTCCGCCAACGTCTCGAAAAGGAGTCGCAGCGGGTTTCGGCTTAGATTGAGCCTTCTTAGGTCTCATAGATTTTCTTGGTTTGGTCATTTATTGGATACCTGTGATCCACAGAGACTATACATCCCTACACAACTGGAAGAAGAGCCGTGTAGTCGTTTGGCGTTTTGATTAGCACAGAAGTATTAAGCTTTATAAGCACTGTTTTGGTCAATGACGTGTAGGGACCCAACTCCGGCATGCGCCGGCAGCAACGTTTAAAGAGATTTCGCTCTGGTGGTAGTTTAACGTCATTGCGGACGGGTGGTAGTTTAACCCCATTGCGGGGGGGTTTTTGACATCCGGGTGGATGGGCTTTGGTGAGAGCCACTCTCCTGTTTTGTGTTCTAATAACTCTGATGATAAGGGTATACATACTCCTCGTTGACTGGGGTTTCGTCAACGGAGCCAGCTCGGTACAAAGCTTCCGATGCTAGTTGTTCCTCCGGGGTGATTTCGAAGGCGGAGTAGAATGATGCCCGCGTGCGGGCAGAAATGGTCGATTCCTTAAAAGTCATACCGGCGGTCAACCGGCGCACACCCCACGACTGCCCGGACAGGACAGCTCTATGTGGTTTGTTGCCAACTATTAAGCTTTTATAAAAGGGTTTCCAGATTGGCATTGACCCGGCTAGTGCCAGGCCACCCATTCCAACAGCATACAACCACCCGCTACGCAGCGTCTTCGTCGGATAAAACTTTGCGCAAGTTAAATCTTTGAATATCGCCACGCGGGGATCTCGTACCATTATATACTGTTCTAGGCTGCCACACCATACCGGGGAGGTCTGGCAGAAACTAATCCGCTCAAACACATTGGTGGGTGGCTCTAATACCAAATCAAATCCTAGCCGTATGAAGTAGTCATGTAAAACGGCAGAAAACTTTTCCAAGTCTCTGGCTTCCATTATAATGACACAGTCGTCACCATTGTTGGCTAGACTGATCCTCACACCGATGCTTTTCGCGTACACGTATATCATTGCACACATGAGGAGACAATTACCTAAACTGGTATTCATATCTCCACTCATGCGACAACCATCGGTAGTGTACTTTAATTTGCCGTCCTCGGCATACGCTTTACATTTATTGGTTAATTGCTGCGCTAACAATTTCGCCAGCCAGCTCTTGCCGGTCCCATGCGAGAAACAAGCCAAATAAATGGAATGTTCCCAGGATAGGGCAGCTCGAGACACATGTTGGTCAAATCGCTTGGCATCAGCACCAATGGCTATGGGGTCACTGAATTGTTCCCATTTCTCTCTCATCATCGCACCAGATTTTGCGGCATTCATGCCTTTAAAAATCGTGGTGTGGCCATAGGTCCTATTTATGGCCTCAAATATCTCTTCTTCAAGTGGGCGTAGGAAGCGGCCTACTTCTACATTGAAACGCGGTGATCGTGGTTGAATAATTCTGGGGACGGACGCTGGTTTTGCCGTCAGATTGGTTTTTTCAACTTTGATGAATGCGGTGATATGACTGTCTTTGACTTCCAACGGTTGCCTGTACAACGATTGGAGTGCCTGTGCATAAACGCGAGCTTTGCGGCCCGTGTACGAAAGAACAAATTGTTCTCTCGACAGAGGAGCGGTCTTGGGCAAGTGTTTACACAACTCAAGCTTGAAAGGCTCGAGAGTCGCAGAAAAGTCCTTCTCAGAAAGCGGCTTAGGGGGGGTTACGTATTTCCCGTCTTTTACAACGAAGAACACGCGTTCCTTTACCGCCTTTTCCAATGTATTAATGTCAGTGTTGAACACGGTTAGGACCTGATGGGGAGAGTACCCATTGACTCGATGGATCCGCCGTGTTTTATTGGGTTTGCCAGGTGTATATTTCACAACCAATGAGGGATGTTCGGGAGCTGTGGACTGCTCTGCAAAAATCCCCTGTGAAACACCCAGGCATCCTCAAGCAGAACCCGATTGGGTTCCGCCGTCAGATGACTCGGTTAGCTGTTGCCAAGCTCTGCCAAGTACAGTGTTAGCTGATGGTTGGCTAGCCTGGGCGAGACTTCGCACCCTCTGTTGATAGGCGCGGGAAGATCGCACTCGAACATGCTGCAGTTCCGTACTCGATGCCACGAACACTCTATTGAGCGCTGTATGCATTATCGATTCGCGGTCGCACCGCCGCACATCTTTGTGGTCATCAATCATTCGAAGTATTAGTCGTTGCGCAGCCTCTTGGTTGCCATTGTCTCTCGACTTTGGACCCAGGCGCATTCTGACCTCCTCCCCGATTTGATTGCCAAGTGTTACCTTGGTCGATTGTGGTTGCCAGCAATTATCCATTGCGTGGACTGATTCTTCAGCAATCGTTTCCATATGTTCGTCTCTAAACAAGTTATCTTTCCAGTTTCTAAAAGCTCTGACGGCCGCAAACAACCCACCATACTTCTTCCGAACGTATGGCCGTTGTACATTAGCGGGAGCTTCGTCCTCTATGATAACCTCGCTATTCTCACTCGGTGGTGGAGTGGTAGACCTTGCCGCTCTATAATCACGACGAACCATGTTAAGCTCATCTTGACTGCGGACAGGCCTCCCGTCACACCTGGTGTAACCAGGTGGTGCATGGAAGCCGGTTTGCCAGGTTGTTACCTTCTTTACCGATGCTTTAGGTGGGCTGGGTGGTTGCCCTGTATTCTGTGGTGTGCTCCACATCATTTCTTCACTAGGTGCCTTGTTGGTGGTTTCAGCTCCACCGAGGATAGCCGTTCGTACTGGTATATAAGTTTTAACCAATCCGAAACGGTAATAGCCCCTATCTGTTGTGTTGTTCAATCCTAGCGCTGATTTGAGGGGGTCGCTGTAATGTGCAGGTTCTCCTTCGTTGACCAGTGCAATGCTGATCTCGTCGCTGTGACCGGCGTACGATGCCGTTCTTTCTCCTTGAGGGGACGGACCCTGCGCGGGCCCGACATCATCAACTGGGTTGTTATCATTATTCAATTTTCCAGATGTAGC